GTTGCCTGCCTTTTGTGGGGCACCGTTGCGGAATACTTCCTCAATACGGTTGTCACCGTGGTCTGCGAAACCACCAGCTGCGAACTCCTTTAGATGGTCTGGGGCTTCTACCCAGGCAGCAGAACCAACGTGAGCACGCTCACGCATTGTCTCTTCTGGAAGCTTCTCAAACACATTCTGATTACGGTTTGGACGACCTGCTGCAGGAATGTATCCCTGCATAGCGCCTTTTGAAAACTCCGCTGGAACGTCTGTATCTGTTGCGATGCCTTCTTCAAAACGAAGTGGGCCGCGCTGTCCAGGTGTGGCTGGTGAGACCTTGCGGTCGTACATGTTGCCAGGACGCTCAGGGAACTTTGGGTCTGGTGCAATTGCCATTTTATATACTCCTTATAAGGGTTGAGGACCTCAGTAAAAGTGTGCTACATAACGGCTGTAAAGTCAGCCTAAAGTCTTAACGGAAAAATGGAGAACTAGATACTTCAATCTGAGGCATGGACATATCTAGGGTTAGAGAGCAGGCGATAGCCAAAGAGTCGGCGTAGTCATCGTGAGCGTGGGCCTCATCAGGGGCTTTAGCCAAGAAGTTAGGACCGGTGAACTTGGTCTCCAAGTCCTCCATTTGCTGCCTAAATCGGCGGTAACTACGTAGTTTTCTGGTCTTTGCATGTGCAGGCCAGCTAAGCATATCTCTGTCAATAAGCGCCTTTAGGTGCTTCCAACGCTTGGACTGTTCTGGTTGGCTACTGCCTACAGCAAAAACCTCTGCCCTTGGTAGGAGAAGTTTTAGGCGCTGGGCTACTGCGTCACCAACACCGTTGGAGTCAACTCCAACATACATAACGTTGTAGTTTTCTAGGAACTTTACAATCTGGAAGTATTGGTCCTCCCAGTCATCTCCTTGAATTTCAAGCCAGTTAAGGATACGGTGGTCAAAGTAGCCAAACTCATCTGGGCGGTCCCAGTCAACCCACACCACAGTAACTACTGTAGAGTCAATCTTACGCGCAGGGTCAATGCCCACGATGACAGGAGTTCTGTGCCAAGAGCGCTGGATTTCCATAGATACGTCACCAAGCTTGTCGAGCACGCTTGAGGTAACGAACATACCGCGCTCAAGCATCCACTTACAGGTGTATGACATCTGGAACTCATCCGAGTCTTCACCGATACGAAGCTTCTCACGCTTAATGTGCTTCTCGTAGTTTTCGTTGACCTTAACTACGTCACGCCAAGTCCACTCAAAGTGGTTCTGCCGCCTGCTGCGGGCTGTTTGGCGGCGCTTATTAAGCATGATGCTATTGTAAAAATTGTTCTTGTGCGTGGTTGGGGTTCCGGTCTTAACCATAGTTCCCGCGTAGTACGCCAACATAGGGGCAATAGATTTAGATACTACAAAGTCGTCAGCTTCTTGGCACTCATCAATAACGATGAGATGGAAGGACTTAGACTCAATCTTAGCTCTAGGGTTAGCTGTCATCATCATCAAGCTACTGCCTGAGTTTTTGAGTTTAATCTGTTTAGTCACGCCAGGCACACGAATTAGGGCGTCATCAATTTCAGGGTCGTTCATGATTTCTAGGGCACGCTCGCTGGTAAGGCGGTTTACGGTTCTACCAAATAGGGTTTCAACCTGTCCCTCAACTGGGGCAAACATACCCACCATGATGCCGTCTTTATAGCGCCCAAGTAGGTCTGGGAACATCTTGGCTAGGCGTGGGAGCAAGACCATGAGCGTGGCTACTGTGTTAGCAATAGTTTCCGACTTACCTGACTGACGTGCGGCAAGGGCGGTAATTTCTTCACTGTCGTTAATAATCACAGACTCAATAATGCGTCTAGCTAGAGGCATCTGATAAGGGTGAAGTTCGTGACCTACAAGGGCAGTCTGGAATTGAATGCAGCGGTCAACCAGCATCTTGACAAACTCTTTAGAGAGCTCGTCTAGCTCAATTTCTTCGTCTTCGACATCAGTGAGCTCATCGCTCTCTAACTCATCGAGGTAGAGCTCGTCTTCGTCGTCTTCTAGTTGGTCCATATACGCCTTAGTCTAGATTAAAACAAAGAGCCTAAGTCGTTAAACCTAGGCTCTTTGCGCCATCTACGGGGAGAGGAAGAGAGGCGTGGACAATAATAGCACAAATGTCTATTTGTCGACAAATCCCTTTAACGGCGTGGCGTACGGTTTCTTAGAGCATCTACCATAGCGTGGAGTGCTTCAGCGCCGTTAAGGGCCTCGTCTAGATACACGTCATCTTTTGTGCGCTGGTACATAGATAGGCATCGGCCGATGTCAAAGATGGCTGAGTCAGTCCAGCCCTCAATCTCAGAGGTGTGTAGTCTAGATACTCGGCGGGATACCTTCTCAGAGAACGGCTTGTCCCAGACCTTCTTATTCCTTGAAAACTTCATCATATAGTCCATCCTCTGGGCGCCAAGCAGTGCGGCCTCTCATAGCCTTTTCTAGGATTAAGTCAACGTCCTCATCCGTAAGGAGGTGAGGGTCGGCTACTGTCTTGAATAGAATGCCTACGTAGAATCCAGGCTTGGTAAAGGGGAACCTAAACACTAGGCAGTGCCCTACACGGAAGGGTAGTTCTGTCTCTTGGGTATGGCCTACCTCAACAATGGGTAGGAACTTATTGTGATAGTAGCTAAGCTTTCCGCCGTATAGTGGTCCGAGTGTCTTCATTAGTCGAACAATACTCCAATTTCTTCAGGGAACTTATCCTTTGACACCTTGTTGTATCCCATAGCGTCTATTCCAGAGTACTTGAGATATCTACCAGTAGAGTCTGTGGTCTTTAGCTCCTGCCACATATTTATAGGGATTCCGTTGTACTCGCAAATAGTACCGTCTCTGAACTGGATTAGTAAAGTCTCTTTTTCCTTCATGTAGGCCAGCTTTAAGGCACGAGGTCTATCAGGATTAATAGTTGGCGCGGCTCTGGTTTCAGTAGGCTGTGCAAACTCTATTCCGTATTTGTCTTCTACCTTGTCGTACTTTTCACCTTGCTCATCTTTTGGGGTTAAATACGCATTAACCGCAGACTCCATAGCGTTTGTTCTATTGCCGTAGAGTTCATCCCAGCTAGGTAGTTGTGCTCTATTTCTAGCCATTATTCCTCACAAACGTGGTTAGCGGTTTCCGTCTCTAGAACACGCATCATACAGGAGCCACAGCGTAGATAGCGAGGCGGCTTAAAGTTATTCTGAGCAGTGGCTCCAGGGGCAAAGTCTGACCCATCCTCATTAAAGGCAGGACGTACTACAACAACCTCAGGCTCCCTTAGAAGCTCGGCTGGAAACGGCCCTTGAGGATAGGAAACTTTATTCGGGGTTGGATGTGCTTGAGGAGCCGCAATTCGCTCTATCAAATGCGGCTCTACTAAATCAAGCTCCCAATCAACCTCGCGGCTTCTTGGTAAGAAGTTACCAAAAGCCTCGTAGTCAAGTGGCACGATTACTCGGCTGGAGCGTCGTCTACTACAGGTGCGTCTTCTTTTGCAGCCGCCTTCTTCTTAGGCTTATCTGCAACTTCGGCTGCAACAGGTGTTAGAAGAGGGAAATGGCCAGCATTTGCACGCTCATGTAGCCAAGCTGGTAGGCAGTTGGTGCAGTAGTTGGCTGGGCTAATGCCAGGCTCTGCGTGTGTGTATGCCGCGTCGTTTGAACAGTTATCGCACTTCATATAATCCTCCTAGAGTTGTAGGCCTAGTATAACGCAAAAAGCGCCCCCGAAGAGGCGCTTTCTGTCTATTTTACAGTTTACTTAGTTGGAGCGGCCGCATCTACTGCAGCCTTAGCAACTGCCTTTTGAGCATCTGCTACTGCTGTGGTTGCCACAGCTGTCAAAGCAGCGGTGGTTACTGAGTCAAGGTGCTCCTGCTTGGCTAGGTCGCCAACTACACCCTTAGGGTTGAACTTAGCAAGAAGTGGACCAACGACACCGACTACAGCAGCCCAAAGGACATGCTTGAGGTGGTGGTTTCCTGTTTGCCAAATTGCTACTGCTGATGCTGCAGTTGCGTATACATAGTGCTCTACAAGAGCCTTTTCGGACTTGGTAATGCGCATTACTACTCCTCTATATTGTTTGCATATGGCGTTACGATATGTGACTCGGCTGAGACGTTAGGCTTAGATGAGCTCACATTAGAGGATGATACACCGGCTATGAAAGAAGATGCAACTGCCACAAGGCTGTGTGGCGAGGTCGGATAGCCCATAGCCATCCAAGTCGTGTAGGCGGCTGTGCTGGCCACGCCTAGGTGAACTGGGTCAGATACCTTTAGTTTTATCATCTAGTCGCTCCAAAATACCCTTTACGTTACGGCGAAGTTCCTCAATATGGTTGTGGGTCTCCTGGTCCAACTTGAGGTCTTTTGTAATTATACGCCTGTCCTCATCGCCTGAGCGGTTAGTCGCATTCAAAAGTAGACCAGATAGGAGGATAGATTCCAAAGAGACCGTGAGGGTCAGTAGGTTGAATGGGTATGGGTCAAATACGGCAAACGTCATCCAGAGTGACCAAAAGACTATGTGGAAGATAAGGAACCAGACAGAGCCAAAGGCGATAGATGCCCAGTCAGACACCTTTTGAAAGTACTTCATTCGTTCGCCTTAGCTACCATTGAGGTGTAGGTTGCGGCATCAATTCCCTTGCCTTTAGAAGCCTTTAGTCCTGGGTATAGACCTTGATAGACAGGTATGAGCGCAATCTCTTCCTCAGTTAGCACGTTGCTAACTAAGTTAGCGGGCATCAACCCCGCATTAGCCAAAGCCTTGGCTACAACCAGCTCTACATTCCCTTTAGCCCCTGCCTTAAACACAGATGAGCCTGGGAATGGAGGGGCCACGATAACCGTAGGCTTTGCAGTAGGGATTGGAGCAGGCGTATTAGCCGTGTGAATAGCGGCAGTTCCGCCTCCAACTACAGTTCCAACACCTGCTACTCCAGCAGCAACTTTCTTACTTGTAGAGGCTGAGGTGGCTGGCGCAGATGAGCCTGTGTAGTTGGGGCGCACAATAGCTAGTACGTAGAGATACGGACGGTGACGGCGATAGCACCCATCTCCGTTAGCCTGATTACCTGTGTAAGACTCTGGGCCAGTATTGAAGCCGATAGTCGTGAGCCCGTCTTTAGAGGCGGCCTCTACAATCTCAACGTGGTCAGCAACGCCGTTACCTGACCAAGAGAAGAATACAATATCTCCAGGCAGGGCTGAATACTTGTCAACTACCTGCTTGTTCTTCTGGAACCAAGTAAGACCAGCAGGGCAGTAAGCAAATCCCTTAGCTGTCTGAGCGGCTACAAGGTGACTAGCGTTAACCTGTGCAAAGCACCAGCTCACGCCCATAGCGCAGTAAGACTCGTTAGGAATGCCATACCAAGTGCCATAAGGATTCTCGTTATTAGGTCCCTCAACGAAGCCAAGCTGGGTGCGGGCAACGTTTACAATGTCAATTCCAGCTGTCACTTATCCGCCTCCTTCTTCACTTCTGCGGCTGGCTCTGTGCCCGCCTTGCGGTATCTAAATGTTTCCCATAGTGGGGCTGGTATCTCGTGAATACCAAAGCGTGTCCTGTGGTGTGAGGTGCAAAGGACTTCAAGATTTCCTGGGCTCTCTACCCACTCTTGAAAGTCCTCATCAGACTCAAAGTGCAGGCCAAAAGCGGCTTCAACTTTAGCTGGGTCCATATTGTTGACCTGGCTGAATTCAATGTGGCTGTGGTGAAGCTCGGGAGTGCCTGAGCATAGGTCATCGTCAATGATGCACTTCCATAGACCTTGCTTCTTTAGTCGGGCTTTAGCCTGATTAAACAAGTGGTAGTGCGGGTCGCTCTCACGCGGCTCATGCTCTGGGATAGAAACAGCCAAGTGTAGGTTCATAGCCTGCTTGTGGGCGTCTGTCACTGGTACACCAATCTCTCAGCCAGGTCTCCTGGAACAACTAAGTAATCCTTAGTGTTGACGAGAACACTGTTTGACTTGTCGTAGCATTCAGCTACAAGCTCAGAGCAAATGTAGCCCTCTTTCTGGGCCATGCGAGCCATTACGCGGCTATTAGAAAATACCTTGATGCCCAAGATACGAAGGGCAATAAGGGCAATGGTCAGGAAGCTATAGCTTTTACCTACTGTAGCTAGAGCGCACTTAACAATAGACTGGCGCTGGTCATCTGTAAGGTCTTCATGCCGGTTCCAAGCAATCACTGGGTACTTGGATACAGAGCTAACAGCTACACCCTTAGGATTGGCTTCAACAATCTTGCCATCACCGATGTAGATAAAGCAGTGGTTCCAACGAGACATTGTTCCTAGTCGTATGAGCTTACCGAAGAACCCGCTAGTCTTAACCACACCGTAGTCTCCTACACGAGGTTCGTAAGTCATCTTTACTTGTTCTCCTCAACATACTGGTCAAATCGTCCCTCTAGACGGGCGTACTCAACCTTCATCTCTGTGATGTCTTCTTTAATAGCGTCTTGGTTAGTATCAAGCTTCTTTAGGATTGGGAGCACTTGAAGCTTAACGATGTCATTTAGAGAGCTGCCATGATTGGGCTTTAACTCCGACAGATACTCGTTCTTGATATTGCTCATGTGCTTATCTAGGGCCTCTTCGAGCATGGTGTTGACCAGCTCCTTTGTGTGGTTTTTAAGCATCCAGCGGACTGTGCCAAGAACAGAACCGCCGATAAGTAGACCTGATGCAACGGCTCCTAGTATTGTAGGGACATCCATTATCAATCCAATTCTATTAGAAACTATATGAGTTGGAACTGATACGTTGTCCGATAATAATTGTCACAAAATGTACTATTTTTACTAGTTTACATGCGTATTTTGTTTTTTTCTCTGTAAATATGCGCTTAAGAGTTGACTCACCTCTGTATGGCTGTGCTATGGTTAAACCCGACAGAGCCACTAGCAATAGTGGCTTTTGCCAACTGAGAGGAGCAGCGATGCTTAATATCAGAATTAATCTCACGATTAATCTAAAGAAGACGTACGCATTGGTAGTAGCAGGGATACTTATAGTGTCAAACCTATTTACGCCAGCATACGCAATACAGACAAAGGAGTCTGTAAGATTGGAAAAGGTAGTAATGGTCCAGCTTGACCATGTAGTGGTCAAAACGACCCGTACAGAGGCTCTGGAGGCCTTAAACAGCCCTCAGGTAAAGTACTTTGACGCTCAGGCTTTAGCGTTCCTAACCACGTATGCACGGGGCTGGAATATGCAGGAATGGGGCTGCCTTAACAACATTTGGACTAATGAGAGCCATTTTAACCCGCTGGCTAAGAATAAATCTTCCGGCGCGTACGGTATAGCTCAGTTCTTGCCTAGCACTTGGGGTAACTACAACCTAGTTAAGACTCCCGTGGCTAAATTACAGATACAGTACGGTATTCACTACATTGAGAAGCGCTATGGCAACGCGTGTACCGCGTGGAGGTTTTGGCAAAGACATAAGTGGTACTAAACAAAAAGCCCCCGATTTCTCGGGGGCTTTTTACTTGAACTATTAGTAGACGTAGGTGAATGTTCCGTCTTGAGTTCCTGGGTTCTCACCAGTTTGGAGCTTGTAAACAACCAAGTTAACAGCTGTACCAAGAGTCTGGGTACCTGTTACAGACTGGCTGTAGACAGTTCCTGCGTTAGCAAGAGTTGCTCCAGTTGTGCGGTAGGTGACTGTTCCTGTGTTGAAATCAGCAACACCAAGCTGACGGTCAGCCTCACGGAAGGTTAGACCTGTAACTGTTGGAACTGAACCAGTTGAAGCTGATGCAGCGATTGTGACAGATGCAATACCTGCAACACCTGTAAGTGCTGAGTCCGTAGCAGCGTTTGTAACTGTGAATGATGTAGCAGTTGCAGAAGCAATTGTTACGGCAGACAAGTTAAATGCTGATGGGGTGGTGTAGGTCTTTGCGTAGTACTGTGTAGGAATTGGCTGAGTTGAGCCAGCTGATACATAGTTGTAAAGACCTGTGATTGTTACAGTCTGACCTGACTGGAAGTTGTTGTTAGCCGTGTAGGTAACAGTTCCGCCAGAAGCAGATACAGCAGTGACAGTTGCTGTCAAAGTGCTGGTTGAGTTGAAGCCCTGAGTAGTCTGGCTGCCTGGGAAGTTATCCCATGCGTTAACTGTGTTAACGTGGCTGTCGCCTGGAACTGTAAGGGAGATTTGTCCGATTGTCTTTGATAGCTCTGCAGTTGTGATTAGACCACTTGGGATATCGGTTGTTGTAGACCAGCCGTAGTCAGCGCCAATTCCTGGGATTACCTCAAGGTTAACGCTAGCTGTACCTGTAGCACCTGAAACAGCGCGGTCTGTGGTAGCGCTTGTAACTGTGAAGTTGGTGCCTGAAACAGTAGCGATTGTAGCGTTTGTTAGGTTGAATGCTGAAGCATATGTACCTGTTGCTGTTGAGGTAGAACCTGTAGCAGCAGAGGTAACTGTGAAGTTTGTATTTGCTGTAACTGCCAAGATGGTGAATGTGCCGTTGAAGCCAGAAGTTGAAGCACCTGTGACGGTGATTGACTGACCAGCTGAAAGACCTGTTGTAGAGGCTGTAGCATAGGTTACAACGCCAGCAGAAGCAGTGATGCCTGTGATAGCGACTGAGCCATTGAGACCTGTAACTGTTACCAACTCACCTGCGTTGAACTCATTTGCAGCTGTGTAGGTGATTGTGCCAGCAGATGCAGATGCAGCTGTTACAACAGCTGTCTGGACATCTGAGCCAGCCGAACCACGGGTTCCGCCGGTTGCGTTGTACGTTGGTGAGGAAACACGGTCGTCATTGGTCTGACGTGGGAAGTTTCCGTACACAAAGTCAACAGCGACGTTGCCGCTAGGTACTTGCTTGTACCCGGAATCGCGAATTGCCATTTCATTTCCAATCTATAGATAGGTTTAACGTCCCATGCGCCTGGGACATTATAAGTTTATCCACCAAGTGCAATAACGTCTTGCTTAGCTAACTGCTGTTTTTAAGTATCTAACTACTACTACGCCTGAACCACCATTACCGCCTGTATATACCGTAGCGTTGTTGTTCCAAACTCCATCTCCACCATTACCTGAATTTGCAGCTTTTGCGGCTGGATTTGTAGCAAAAATGCTAGAGCCTCCAGCAGCAAGTGTTGTAGGAATGCCTGTAGCAGTTCCCCAAGCAGAATATGCGGTGGTTCCGGCTCCGTTAGAAGCTCCTGAAGCAGCTCCGCCAGCTCCTCCGCCTCCGCCTGCTGAGCCGTTATAGGCACCACTGAAGTTTCCGCCTGCGTTACCTTCACCAGATAATCCGGCTCCGGCCTGGTCAACAGTAGAGCTGCCTACAATTAATTCGCCAGTAGCGCCTTGGCCTGAGCCGCCATTAGTTTTATACGAACCGCCGCCGTGTGCTGTGTATGAACCAAAAGTAGTATCTCCACCTACAGTAGAGTTAGTTGCAGCGCCACCGGTTCCGCCTGCGCCAATAGATACGTTGTAAGTACCAGCTGTAAGTGAGGTTGAGATTAGCTTGAGACCTCCAGCACCTCCGCCACCACCGCTGACTGCGTTACCGCCGTAAGATGTGTTGTAATAGCCACCAACACCGCCTCCTCCACCAGCTACGATAAGAATATCGGCAGTAAGAGGGGCGCCAGAGACTGTCAAAGAGCCAGTACCACTAGTAAAAGTTCTGTAGTAATAAGTGCTATCAGAGGATAGCGTCCCACCACTAACTACTGAGATATGGGCTGACTTCTCTGAGGCAACTATTCCTCTAAGAATTGGCATTAGGAAATATCTCCTACAATCAACCACGTATCTGTAGCAATCTTAACTGCTTCTGCTGCAGCGTATTGGGTTCTAATCTTTGGAGCGGTTGAGGTAGCTCCAGTAGATTGAATGGAGGTTACTCCAGGGGTTACCGCCTGAATTGTGTATGCTCCAGAGCCAAGTCCCGCTACGTGAACAACAGAGCCGATTGGAAAAGCTGCAGTCGCATTAGTAGGGATTGAGATGTATTGAGCACCTGTTCCAACTGCGCCAATAAGCTTATCTTGGTCAGAGGTAGTAATTGTGTATTGAACGCTCTGTAGGTTAATAGGGGTAATCGTTGTATTAGTTCCCTGAATACCTTGGATACCTTGAAGACCCGTTGCGCCTGTTGTTCCCTGCAACTGAGCGTAGCCAAAGCCTTGAGCTCCGGTCAAACCTTGCGTTCCTGTGGCTCCCTGCAGACCAGTGGTTCCCTGCGTACCTTGGGTACCGTTGCTTCCGTTAAGGCCCTGAACTTGCTGCCATGAGGCAGTGGTTCCGTTACTGGTAAGAACATAGCCAGAAGTACCGATACCGATACGGCCAACTGTCTGAGCGCCTGTTCCTACAAGAAGGTCGCCAACGCCCTGGATAGTAGCGTTCTTGATGTATTGAGGGTGGACGTCTGCTACAAGGCCAGACTCAATGTTATTAAGGCGAGCAGTTACTGTCTGGATAGCGCCATTAGCTGAGGCAGAGCTAAATCCAGATGCAGAGAAAGAAGATGTTAGATGAGGGTTAGTGCCAAGCTCGGTCTCGATAGCTACGACTTCATCTTGAAGAGCATTTGGGTGACCAGCATCAATAATCTCAGTCACATTTACGTGTGTAGAGAATGTCTTAGTTGAATTTGGATAGGAGGCTGCCATGTGTGCCCTTTCGGTCTAGTACTCTACAGTTTAGCGTTTTTAGTTCAGATGTTCGCCCTGAACGCCTTTACCTGGAGTCTTATAGGTAGCAATACGTGGGCGCTCCTGAGTATTTAGGAACATACGGCGCACACCAAAGCGAGAGTCCTTTATAGTAACCTTCTCAATCTTAGGCTGCTTAAACTCTTTTTTGCGGTTCATGGCGTCCACCGACCCCACTGCTTAGCGTTAGTATCGCGGCCCTTGATAGATGGGGCGATAACACGAGTGAGGCGTTCACGGAACTGACGACCATACTTGCCCGACAGCGCTTCCTCTTTTACCTCTGACTCTAAGGACTTACGAGACCTCTTCACTTTTACCTCTTTAGGCTAATCTTAGGAGATAGGTTCTTTGCCTCATCCCAAGAAATCTTGTTCTCTCTGTAAGCGCTCTGCACATCTTTAGCTGCTGGTCGTAGGCCGCCTAAAGGGTTAAGTTGACCAGCCTCTTTAGGGGTGATGTGTCCGCCCTTTAGCGCAGTCTGAACTGTCTTAGCGCTGCGAGGTGTTCCCTTAATTGCGCTCTCTAGCTTCTTAGTGTTAACGCCCTTTTTAGCAGCAGGGGCCTTAGAGACTGGCTCTGACTTGGCCTTTGTCTTCTTCTCAGACTTTTCTACTTTTTCTTTGCCGGGCTTATTGGTAGATGTCTTCTTTACAGATGCCTTGCCCTTCTTTGGGGCAGCGACTGTTTTAGTTCCTGATTTAACAAGCGCGCCAAAGGCTTTAGAGGCCTCAATATCACCAGCTGGTTGTCTACTCATACTCTGATTCTAGATGGTTTTGCTCGCAGCGACGTGCTAAAGATGGGACTACCCAAGTTTTACCGCACAATTCGCACTGATAACGGTTACGAATGCTATCTCCCACGTGAATGTCCTACTTTAGGCGCTTAAACTCGCCCTCTGGGTCATAGATGTCTAAGGCTTGTGAGATTAACTTCTCCCCGACCTCTCGAACGTGGTGGCCACAGAATAAAAGCTCACCATTAAGGAATGTAGCAACTACTTTAGCAGCGGCCCCACAGGAGTCACAGCGGTCTTGAAGAGTTAGTTCTCTTGCGGCAGTAACTGTCTGCATTATGACTCCTTAGAAAGGTGGGTTCTTGCTCTGCTTGCTCTCTTGCTCTTTGGCAATCTTATCTTGTTCTGCGTAGTACTTGCTCATCTCGTCAGCAGCCTCTGGGGTAATGTGTCCAAAGTTCTCTGGGACATCACTGTAGTCGTCTGCTGGCCATTGGCTCTCTGAACGCTTATCCATTACGCAACACCACTTCCACCTGCTGTAGGGGCCGCACCTGCTGCAGCACCGCTTCCTGAATTCATACTAGCACCTTCTGCCGCTTCCTGTGAAGGAGTCTCATTACTTTCTGACATAGGCGATTCTGCTCCAAAGTTACCGACAATCCCGCTTCCACCTATTGTTAAGTAGGAAGGATTGACTGTTTCAGTGCCTGGGCCCCAAAATCCTAGAGCAGGATACTGTTCATGATACTTAGTGCGCTTAGAGTATTTCATGATTACTCGTAAATGCCAAGCTTGCGCATGCGCATAATCTCTTCGCCGCCCATAGGGTGGTCTTGAGGAAGAATTTGACCTGAGTGCGGGCTCTGTAGTCCCGTCTTTCCTCCAGGTAGCTTTACTACGTTGTAGGAGCCAAAGTTACGAACGTTTTGAGCGCCCTTATCGTTAAACTGTAAATCTCCTGATGGGTTCACTTCTCATTCTCCTTCTTGTTTGCGCGACGCTTGTTCTCTTTGGCAGTATTCTTGCTACGAGAGATTACTCGTAGGTTGCCCTTAGAGTCATTGCTGTGGTTGTTGTCCTTGTGGTCAACAGTCTTGTTCTTGTCTTTAATCTTGCCGTTCTCAGACTCATAATCGGCACGAGCTTTGTTCTTAGAAGTAGTAACCCACTTATCGCCTACCTTTTTCTTGTAGACATAGATAGGGCGCCCGCCATTAGCGTCGCTCCCCTTGTACGGTCCAAACTTCTTAGTCTCAGCCATTATCGACTCCAAATATCTTTAGGTTTATTTGTGATAGGGTCCCGATGTCGTCTAGCAGCGGGGTCTGGGTTTAACACAGAAGCCACCTGACGAGATACTCTAAAACCTTGTTTTGAGGATACCGCCTCTGGAAAATCTCTATTAGGGGATTGTGCAAATGTTGAGTCATTTTCTAAAGGCTCTACCTCATACACGTTTCCATGGTGCGGGTGCTGCCCTTCTGAGCTTTGTCCTAAACCAGAGTCTATACGGTCAAGGGTGTGCTTAACTGCGCCTTGCAGGTTAGAGGTAGCCCATGCGGATGTGCGTTCATCACGAGGTTTGATGATAGAACCTGGTTGTAGGTTCTCAATAGTGCCGTGATAAAAGCTATCTCTACGCTCAGACATTACTTGCCCTTTTTCTTCTTGGCGGCATTCATGTTATCAACAAGATTAGGGTATGGACGACCAGCAGCTTTAGCAGCGGCCTTAGCAGAAGCCTTCTTCTTAGGACTTAGCTTCTTGTCCTTCTTTGTTGGGTCCGGGGTCTCCCAAACTTTCTTAGCCATTCTTCTTGTGCCAATCTTTAACGGACTTAACGCCTTGGTCAATAGTCTTAACCTTGCCCTTGCTCTTCTTTGTAAGGTCAATCTTATCGTACTTGCCCTTATTACCAGCATGGTCAACGATTACGTCGCCCTTTTTGTTCTTCTTGATGGTGTGGCCTTCGCCAGCTACCTTAATTGTCTTTGCCATTAGCAGTCCCACGCTCTCAATGATTTACCGCCCCAGTAGACATCGCAGTCTCCGCAAGCGCATTTACCCTCTAAGTATAGTGCAGCTAGTCTTAAAGTCTCTGGGTTATCTTTAAAGTGACCTAGTCCTAGGTTGCACCCCTGACATAACCCGCCCCTCACATCGCCCGTTGCGTGGTCGTGGTCTACAACTACATTAGTCTCAACGCCACATATTACGCACTCAGACAAAGCTTTAGCTTCACGAGCCTTAGCAATATCAGTCACGCCTTTAGGCACAGAATTAAACTTTTTATGAGCACTGCGACACGAACGGCACCAGCTGTCTAGTCCATTTTTCTTTTTGTTATGCGGAGGGAAAAACTCTGAGGTTTCTGGTTTTTCCGCCTTGCACTTAGTGCAGGTTAGCAATCCCATGCGCGTCTCGCTTTATTTAGTCTGCTGTCTGGGTCTTTAGCTGCCTTAGGAAACATCTTAGCTTGGCCAGCGGAACGAGCGCAATAGCTTTTTCTACGAGCAGCAGACTTAGGAGATTTCTTAGCTTGTTCTTTCTTTACAGGAGGCTTAAGGTTGGAACCTGGGTGCGCCTTTTCATAGGACTTGCGCCCTTTTTCATTAAGACCGCCCTTAGGGTTCTTACCCTCTTTACGAGTCCATGCTTCTGATTTAGCCATTTAAGCCTCCCATTGTGATACTAGGTGTGGTCTGACGTGTGTTCATTTGTGGCGCCATTCCCTTCTCCAATTCTACAGTTCGAGGAGTCTTATCGGGGGCTGGAGCACCCATAGTTGGCTTGTTATAAGAAACAACTGGGGAAGATACCTGAGACTTGATTAGATAGTCGCCGTTCATCGCATATCCATGTTTCTCTTGGAGCGGTTAAGGATGTCCGCCGCTTGTTCTGAAACGTTATAGCGCCCATAAGAAGCGCGTGGGCCGTCATATTGCCCTACATGCACTACACGGAACTCATTAAGGCGGGAGCGCTTAGGCATAATCTCTTTTTCAGACTTTTTCTTGCCTGGCATATTCTCTCCTAAGGCGCGCTCTGCGCGGGTACGTCCAAGTGCTGGGTCTTTCATGCTTTCATCTCCCTAGGTGGGTTATACGTACGCTTTCGCGCTCTAACCTTGTAAGGCAAGTCCTTACCGGTAGCCTTATCTCTTTGGGGCGTCTCTTTAATTCTGGTGATGCCCGTTACAGTTATAGGCTTACCCTTAGTGGCCGTAATCTCTCGTTCTTCCACGGCCTCTCTAGGGTCATCTACACCTAGAACGTCTAAAGCCCTTAGCGTGTCTTTGTTAGTCTCAATAGTGCTAATAGGCATCTCGCCATGAATGATGTCTGTGTGCCGCGGAGAGTAGAGAGCCTTTTCTGGAGTGTCTCTCTGCATATTTGCTAAATTCTTTGCTATTTGCGGTGTCCCTGTCCAATGAAGACCGGTTCCTTTAGACGCGTCAAAAGGCTCCGCTAGTCCTCTATGAACAGGTACGCTAAGTTCAGGCTGAACCCACTGACCTTCGCTACGGTTCATTTGCCCACCTCATCTAAATACTCTAGGTATACAGGTATAAGCATATTGGCTAGAGCGTCTCTTTTCTCAGTGTGCTTGGACTCAAAGTGATTTAACCAATCAGATGCAGAGAATCTACCGCTTCCACAGCCGTTATTGACATCATCCCAGCAAAGTTTGGCAAGAAGACCAGCTCTACCTGGAATGTCTAGTTGGTCCCAAAGCCAAGTCGAAAAGCGCATAATTACCTAGGGCCCATACCTCTGCGCTTACGTACCGCCTCATTGCGGACATTGCGCATACTCTTCATGTTCCAAATTGCGTCTTCTCCGCGCTCAAGCATCTTATCCTCTGCGCGCTTCTTTTGGGCATGTCCTGTGGACATATCAATCTGAACTCCCTTAGCACGACCCTTTTTAGTACTGCTGTCAAACCATGAGCCCATCATTGCTTTAGGGTTATTACCGGCCTCTGTCTTTAGGCGGTTAAAGTGGAAAGCAAATTGACGCGGCGTTATCTTACTTTCGCCAGGGTTTTCATAGGCGGTATCAACAGGCTTACCTGTTTTCTTGGAGTTCTCTTTACCAACTATATAAACCTTATCTCCAGGTTGAGGCATGCTCATGTTGTGCAAGAACATAGATGCGCCACCAAAGTTCTTAGTGCTATCACTAAAGTTTTGGGCGGCATCCGCATGTGCGGCTAGGAACTTAGTCTCACGGCTTGGAGAACCTTCTTGAGAGGGGTCATAGGTCTGAAAATTAGGGTCAGCCATATTGCGCGCTACTTGAGCCAAACGGTCGCTAGCGGTACCTTCGGGGCTCGAAACGTGCCCGCCTTTAGGTGTCTCAGAAGTTGCCATGCTAGAATTATCCACGAATACCGATAGTAGGGAGACCTAAATATGGCAGTAGATGTGGTGGCTGTATCAGCCGAGCCTATGAAGTGGCAGGCCTACTGTGAAGAGTGCGATAAGTACGTTAGTGACGTTACAGAGGACGATAAGTTCGCCCAAAAGAAGGGCCTAGTGCATCTAGCACAGGCCCATGTAGACCACAGTAAAGTGGAGATTATTTAGCGCAGTTTTTACAGTCACAGACTCCAGAGACACAGAAACACTCTTCGTCGGTCTGTAAGAGCCCTGACCCGTTGCAGTAGTAGCAACGCTTCTCCCAGTAGGGAACCCCGTTCTCATCATAGTCAGAGCCTAGGCGTTCAAGAACAGGCTCTGCCTTCATAATAGCAATACGGCGTAGTTGTGACTTGAATAACTCTTCGCTCATGTTTAACCGCAATTCGTGCAATAGAAGGGATTTCGGGCGTTTTCTTTATCTACAAAGCAGCGCTTACCGCAGGAGTAGCAAATCTGCTGAACCCCATCAGTATCTGGGTGTAGGTCAAGAGACATCTTTCCAGAGTAATAGACCTTGGTTAGATACCACGTAAGAACTAACAGAAAGATTGTCACTTTAACCTCCACTTTACGCCAAAGACCTCAAAGCCGACTACGTTGCCCTTCTTGTCAAAGTCTACCACCGCTTGGGTATGTATGCTCTTCTTGACCTTCTTGCGCTTACGCTTTAGGTATACATAGTGCATATCTACCTCAGGGTCATATTTATGCTTCATTAGAGTTCCTTTGTATAGCCGCAGTTATCGCATCGAACGTGCCAAAAAGACCTAGAAGGGTCAATAACCTTCCATAGGTAGTCACGACAGAATAAATGTCTTATGCGCTTCATGTTACCTCACTTATATTGCATGGCGCCGATAATCGCCACTGCAACAACCACTAGAAAGTAAACATACAAGATGCCACCCACAACATTAATAAGCTTTTTCACTTCAGCTCCTCCTCGATGGCCTGGATGGTCTCGCAAGGGTAGTCGATTGTCCACTCTGTACCGCTTGAGCAACCTGTGCAGATTATCTCCCCAACACCAAATAGGTGCGGCTTATGCAGCTCGACCACTGCACGAAGGGCGGAAATCATTACAGGTTTTGCATCAAAGTACTGAACTTGGAATTCGCCCTCTTCGTCTATCCTTGCCAGCAACTCCTCGCGCGTCATTAGTAGCCCTTTTCGATGAGCTCGGCGTATGCGTATGCCCATGCTTTTGCTTCTTCGGATGGGTGTCCATACCCATTTCGCATCTTCTCAGCAATCTCTTTGCGTTGCTCTAGTAGATGAATCTGTAACGTCTTTTCCACGGTGCCCCCTTTGAAATTTTTATTCGGTAATACACCGTAACAGTCTTCGCGGTTGCTGTCAAACGACACGCCCGCCTGTCATACACCTATGGGGGTAGATTAGATGCCTGAGTCGTCGCTTGGGAAGCCGGGGAGTGCCTGCTGACGTCCTTTGTTTCTAGCTTTCTGGAGTGTTCGTGAGACCGGTAGGACATCTCTTCCAAAGGCATCCTGAGTCCTTATAAGGCCACTGTTAGTAGGATGTCTTGTTATTTTATGGCCTGTATCGCCAACTACTTTGAACCTCTTTGATATGAAGGCTGAGGTATCGTCTCCATGTTCGGAGGCGTC